TTGCAAGTTTGACAGAACCTTCTCTCATTCTGGAACGGGCAATCATCGTAGCGAAAGGAACTCATCGACTGTAATTGTCTATCCTAAATACTGCCCAGTAAAACTTGATAAAAGTTTTATTGGTGGTATCGTTGAGGAAGACGAGACCAGTTATGTCGTCAAAGACATTATTCCACAATACCATCCGTTTACTAAGAAGCTGTTAGCTTATGAAATCGAGGTGATTTGATGGGTGGTGCTGGTGTAAAGATTGACTTAAAAGGTGTTGAAAAGAAAGTTTCTCCAGAGAATTTCGCAAAAGGAAAACTAGCTATAGCTAACCAAATGCTATTGGATATGGATAGATTTATTCCAAAAAGAAAAGGAATATTAAGGTCTAGTGGACATGTTCGACAAGATGCCGTAGTTTATGCCGCTCCTTACGCCAGATTGCTCTATTATGGCAAGAAACGAAAAGGTTTCTTTTCTGAGAAACAAAGAAAGTTCTTCTTTGCGAATAAGAAGGAGCTACTGAGTCAAAAACCAACACCTGGAACTGGTCCGAGATGGGATAAGAAAGCCTCAGCTCTATATGCTAAGAATTGGGCAGAGGTCGGTGCCAAAGCAATGGGAGTTAAATAATGCACGAAAATGACTTTTCAGAGGTCTTATTAGAGCATATCAAAGGTGTTCAAACCCAAATCCCCTCAAAACACGGCTATTTAGACGAGCATGAGGGATTGGTAATCTATCCGCTTCCTGGTGGAAATGTGATAGAAGAGGACATGGCAGGGACGCAAATTGTGGACCTACCTTTTGAGATTGCAATCAAGTCAAAAGACCAGAAACTAATTGATAACACTCTATGGCAGATTAACACTGCCTTATCAAAAATCGGCTTGGAATTACCAAGCAAGAACAATTCATATAACTATTTAGGCCTTGAAGTTAAGAAACCGTATTTGAACGAGTTGGACGAACAAGGCTTTTACACTTATTTGCTGGATGTAACAGCAAATCTTGAAATCGAAAGGAAAGAATAAATGGCAAAGAACAAAAACGCACTACGAAAACATTTCATTGGTCCTTATAGCGCTGAACATCCTGAGACTGCACCAGAAAAAGAAGCGTATATGTGGATTGCTAAAGGAATTAAATCATCAGCTCCTGAAAATAACGAAGAAGACGACGATGCAGCATACTTTGACGGTGATGGAACTAAAGAAAATATCATCGTTTCAAAAACTCGAGGTCGCACATTTGAAGGGCATCGTGATTACTCAGATAAGGCTCAGAACTTTGTAGTAGACAAAGAAGATGAGGTTGGTGATGATCTTATCGTTTGGTATAAAGAAATTTCATCTGATGGTAAAACTCAAAAAGAGGGGTTAGCTCGTCTTTCTGAAATTGAAATTGGTGACGGTGAAGCTTCTGAGCTTGAAAAAATCAAGTTCAAGATTGTTTGGACTCGCAAACCTAAGAAATCAAACGTATTACCTGAATAGGGACAGGGCGGTTTTCCGCCTTGTCTTCTTTTTTGAAAGGAGATAAAAATGGTAGTAATTAAAAAAATAAGTAACATCATCCCTGTTGATTTTGGGGAGTTTCAGCTTGAATATGTAGCTAATGATGAAAATATCAAACGCATGAAAACAATCGGTCAGAATCTCGAAAAACGTGCTAAAAGACTGGAAGAAGCTGATGATGAGTCAGCTTTTAAAGAGGCTTACAAAGCATCTAAAGATAGTTGGACAGAGTTATTTGATGAAGAAGCTTTTGAAAAAGTCTATAAATTTTCAGGAGAAACAACAACGGATACTATCTATTATTTAATCCAAGCAATTCGAGGAATCGTGTCTGAGTTTGAAAATCGTAACTCTGAGCAAGCTATCAAAAAATACCTAGAGGGTTAGTTATGCTAGATCTATCACGAAAATTAACAGATGAGTTGGTTATTGGTGATAAGGTCTACTCTCTCAACATGTCTTTTGATAACATCATTAGACTCTTTGAAATGTGGTGTGATGAAGAGATACCAGAACAGGTTAAGCCTTTCTTTGCTTTAAAAATGCTTACAGGAGAAGGATTTGGGTCGTTCTCGATTGAAGATGCTATGGCAATCTTCCAACAGATTTTCGAGGAACACATCCAGTTAAAATCATTGAAAGATGTATCGGTTGAGTACGACTTGGCCGGCAACGTGATGCAAAAAGAACCCTCTACTCAAAGCAAAGAACCGCCTGTATATGATATTTCGTTAGATGGTGATTTCATTTATGCGAGTTTCATGCAAGCATACGGCATTGATTTGCTTGAAGAAAGAGGGAAATTACACTGGAAAAAGTTTAATGCCCTGTTATCAGGATTGCCGGAAGGTACAAAATTCGTTGAAGTCATCAAAATCAGGAAGTACAAGCCAAGAAAGGGCGACTCTCAAGCTTACATCGATGAAATGATGAAGCTAAAAAAAGAGTACGCCTTGCCTGATTCTGAAGAATACGATGATGAAGATGATGATTATGATTATGATATGGAATAGAAAGGAGGTAGTAAGATGGCAGACGGTAAGGTTGTTATTCAGGTAGATATGGATGGCAACAAAGCTCAATCAGGAGTCGCACGTCTAAAAGGAATGGTCGGAGGGTTGGCCGAAAGCGGAACGCAATTAGGTTCAGTTTTCAAATCAGTACTAGGCGCTAATATCGTAAGTGGTGCGCTTATTTCCGGGATCCAGTCTTTGGGAAGTGCTATGAAAGGTGTATTTTCTACCGCTCTGGATGAAGGGGCTAAGCTACAACAGTCATTCGGTGGTATTGATACGCTCTACACAACCGCAGCTGGTTCTGTGAAGCAGTATGCTGCTGAGGCTGCCGCTGCAGGGATTTCGGCCAATACATACGCAGAGCAAGCTGTTTCATTTGGTGCTAGCTTAAAACAAGCCCTTGGAGGAGATGCGGTTAAGGCTGCAGAAGCAGCTAATAAAGCAATTCTTTCTATGGCTGATAACTCAGCTAAGATGGGTACAGATATTGGATCTATCCAAATGGCTTTCCAAGGGTTTGCAAAGGGAAATTATACAATGCTGGACAACTTGAAACTCGGTAGAAAAACCATAGCCGAGTATAAACCTAGTGAAAACGGTGAAACCCTAAGAGTCGCTTAGGCAATACCGTGCTAAGCAAGATTTTAGTTGGTTTTACCTCGAATGTATGATAAAATAAAATTATCAAATACGAGGTAAAATGCAATGTGGAAGAAAATTAAAAGAAATGACAACTATTCAATAAATGAGGTCGGGGAAGTCAGAAACGACAAAACTGGACACATAAAACGACCATTTGCGAATAAACAAAATGGTTATTTAATGGTTGACCTATACAAGAATAATAAATCTGAAAAAGTCCCAATCCATAGATTGATCGCTGAAGCATTTATACCTAATCCGGAAAATAAATTGACAGTTGACCATATTGACGGGGATAGAAAAAATAACTCTATCGAAAATTTACGCTGGGCGACTTATTCAGAAAATAATTCACGTTTTGAAACAATCGGTGTTAGAAGCGAACAAATTGTAGTAACAAAATATGCAGAAAAAAGAAATAAAAGAGGTGGCGGACATTTAGCGTGGCTAGATGTGATAGACACAATGGAATTTGATAGTATTTCTGAAACTGCTAAACATTTTGATTGTACTGTTTCTAATATTTCTCTAATGTTAGAAAAAGGCACGATTGGAAGACGTGGAAGAACAAGAGGATATAAATTTTCTTACAAGGACGGGAAACGTTCTAAAATCTTGAAAGTGTAACGACTATCGAAACAGAAAGAGCATCCGAAAGGGTGTTTTTTTAATGGAGTAGAGTAGGCTCAAGCGAGTCGAAGCGCTAGGATGTATTTAATACATAAGAGATAGTCTAATCTCTATGGTGACATAGAGCAGTCTTAAAAAAAGACGGCTACAATCTAGCGAATTGTAGCGAATATGTACCGTGTATGGTGGTACTCAACAAGAAATGAAACGGCTTCTGGCCGATGCAAGTAAACTTGAAAAAGCGATGGGTAAGAAGTTTGATATTAACAACTTTGCAGACATCGTAGAAGCTATCGATTTGGTTCAACAAGAACTTGGTATTGCTGGAGTTGCAGCAGAAGAAGCTAAAACAACTTTTAGCGGTTCGTTTGAAGCGATGAAGGCTTCAGCTTCAAACTTTTTAGCAAATCTTTCACTTGGAGAAGATATTGGTCCATCTTTAAAATCCCTTGTATCTAGCACCTCTACCTTTCTTATTGGCAATTTCCTGCCCATGGTTGGAAATATTATGCGTCAGCTCCCTCAAGCTGTTGAAGTGGCCCTGACAGAAGCTGGTCCTAAAATTGAGCAAGGATTCAAATCTTTATTTTCTTCACTTGGAGTTGACGAGGGAGTTTTTGATGTTGTTAAAGACACTTTTCGAGACGTTATAGTCACAATTCAGTCGCTTTTTGAATCGTTTACTAGCGAAGGAAATGGATTTAAAGATTTACTTCAAGGGATTAGCAATGTAATTACATTCGTAAATGCTGTAATACAGGAATTGGCTAGAGGATTTCAATTTGTCATAGAATCTTTTGCTAAAACAGGCGCTATAAATAGTGCATCTAGTGCATTCAAGGATTTATCTGGAGCAGCTGTTGAAGTTGCTAAGAATTTAGGAGAAGCTATTCCCTGGGGTACAATTGGTTCAATCGCTGGACAAGTAGTGAATTTCATTTCACAACTAGTAAGTTGGTTCTCCAAGTTAGCTCAATCTATTAGCCCCGAAGTTTGGCAGGCTTTGATTGTTGGTGTAACAAGTTTTGTGGTTGCTTTAAAAGGCCTTCAAACTGGATTAGCTATTGCCAAAGGGTTGAAGTCAGCATTTGATTTCGGTAAGAACCTTGTTTCATTGATCACCAACACTCTTAGTCTTACCGCTGCTCAAGCAACAAATGCGGCCGCCAGTACAGCTATGAGTGCTGGAAATACGGCAGTTGGGACCAGTGCAGGAGCAGCAGCAAGCTCTGTCTTGAAATTAGGAGCAGGTTTGTTAATGGTTGGAGCTGGTGTTTTACTTGCAGCAACAGGAATCTATCTTTTGGTTCAAGCTGCTATCCAATTATCAAGTGCTGGTGCAGGAGCCATCCTAACCATGGTAGGTTTGGCTGTTGGAATAGCTGCGCTTGCAGCAGTATTCGCCTTTTTAGGTCCTGCTTTAACTGCAGGAGCAGTTGGTATTTTAGCATTTGGAGCTGCAATAGCATTGATCGGGGTTGGAGTATATGCCGCTTCGGTTGGTTTAGCTCTGTTAGCAGTTCAATTACCTGTTATTTCTACTTATGGATTATCAGCCTCAATCGCACTTGCAGCTCTAGGCGCTTCAATGCTTGTGTTAGGAGCCGGGGCCCTGGTAGCCGGAGCTGGACTGCTTGTACTAGGAGCAGGTGCTTTGGTGGCAGGAGCTGGTGTTTTAGTTTTTGGAGCAGGCTTACTAGTTGCGTCTGTTGGTGTTGCAGCTTTTGGTGCGGCTCTTGCTCTCGTTGGTGTTGGTGTCTATACAGCATCTGCTGGATTATCAATGCTAGCAGGTCATTTACCAACAATTGCTACTTATGGTGCTAGTGCAGCCATTGGCATTGCAGCTTTAGGAGCAGGATTACTAGTCATGGGAGCCGGAGCCTTGGTGGCTGGTGCGGGTGCCTTGGTCTTAGGAGCAGGATTGTTAGCAGCCGGAGCTGGGGCAACCTTTTTTGGTGCCGGAATGCTTGTCGCAGCTGCTGGTGTTGCAGCTTTTGGTTTAGCTTTGGGGCTATGCGCTCCTTCTATCACAACATTTGCTGAAGCTATTAGTAAAATCATTGAAACTTTAAGTAGTGGCTTATCAAGTATATTACAGGCAATAGCTTCAGTTATTCAATCAATCGGTAATGCTGCCTTAAATGCTGGCCTTGGTTTTAAATCTTTGGCCGAAGGTGTCGTGATGATTACTAATACAGGTTTAGCTGATTTAAGTGCGTCACTTGCTGCAACTGCTGCAGGTTTAGGTGCAATTGCATCGCAAGGAGCAGGTCTAGCTATTGCTGGTCAAGGTATGACAATGTTAAGTAGTGGAATGATGATGCTTGGCCAATCTACTGTAATTTTGCAATCAACATTAATAGCTTTACCAGCTTTAATAGCTTCGTTCACTTCTTCATTAACTGCTTTACCAGCTATTTTGACATCTACAGCGTCGTCAATGACAGCTTTCGGGTCTAATGTTCAAAGTTCGTTAACTGGTCTTACAGACTTAGGTTCAATAGTCATACAATTTAATACAGTGCTTATGACAATAGCTCCAGCTACAATGATGGCAGCCGCTGGTTTGGCTTCATTTAATGCTCAAGCTACTTTAGCAGGCAATTCGCTGCAAAGCTTAGGGGCATCATCAGTTGCTGTTTCTGCTCAAATCTCATCTTTGGGCCTTATTATTGCATCGGCTATGATGGGGGCTACTGCTGCGACAAATGTAGCTGGCGGGCAAATGGTGGCAACAATTCGGACGGCTGGAATTCAAATGGTTTCGGCAGAACAGTCGTGTATGAACCAGATTGTTTCGGCAGTAAGAAATGGGATGAATAATGCAGTTTCTACTATTCAAAATGGTGGCAGTCAAATGGTTTCAGCTATGCAGTCAGCGTTGAATCAAATGAAGGTTGTTGTTCAAAATACGATGAATTCAATCGTAGCGTCAGTTCGAACAAACGGTGGCCAGATGGTGTCAGCTTGGAAAACAGCAGGGCAACAGATGATTACAACTACACAGAGTTTTGTTAATAATACAAATAGTTCGTTGAAAGGAATTGGCTCTGGTGTGAATCTATACTCAAACGGTGCAGCTCTTATGGGAGGTTTGAAATCAGGTATAGATGCAGGTTGGTCTCAAATCACCTCTAGCGTTTCAAATATGGCTGCATGGATTAAGGCGCATAAAGGGCCTGTG